AGGTCCCCGACGGGGGACCTTCCGGTTGCATGGCCACCTATACCTTTACCTGGGGTCATCCCCCAACCGGTTTGGATAGGTACCATGGCCAGTCTCACAGTGTGTCGTAACAGTTTGCGGCGCGAGCCGTTGTTACGCACCTGTCGAGCTGGGCGCACCAGTGCATGCCCAAGGGATGTACCCTCATGCATTATCACATTGACCGGAGAACCACCATGCCCACGACCACGAATTACCAAAATGCAGTAATGCTGACAACAAAGACCACCAGCAATGGTGGTTGCACTGTCAGCACCGGCAAGCTGGTGACGAATGGTTCCGTGACGGTGACTAAGAATCTGCGCCAAAGTCGTCCTAAGCCGGATAACCTCCTGCTGAAGTCTTCGATGACGCCGCTTCCCCTCCAATCTGTGACGCGAGCCTGGAACGGTAAACGTACCATTAGAACCACTGGGGCTTCCTTATGCCTCGGTGTACCCATCACATGGGTCCAAGTGGTCGAATCCGCTGTTCCGGCTTCCTATATGCCTAAGCTAAAATGGCCGTCAATCGACTGGCCACAAGCGGTAAGGCTCAAGGTAGCATCACAGCAGGTCAATTTCGCCGAGAATATAGGCGAATATCGGGAAACCCTCAAACAACTCGAGGGAGTCGGTAACGTCCTCAAGCGAGCCGGATTCACCGCAAGGCGACTCTGGCGCAATCGCAAATCGCGCAAGAAGTTCACCAGACAGGTCAGGCGAGAGCTTGAGAAAGCTGGTCAGTCCTTCAAGCCGAAAACGCCATTTGAATGGCGGGACGCTGTCGGCACACATCTTGCGATCACTTTTGGGGTCACCCCCATGATATCGCAACTGGAAGATGTGTTAACAGAGCTGGACAGAGTGAAGCAAAGGACTATCAAAGTCCAAGTCACGATGTCCCGAGATGCCAAAGAGGTCCAAAAGACATTCGGCGGTATGACAGGCTCTGCGATAGTGAATGGTGTTTTAACGCAGCGGGCGCTGGTCTATGTTCGCTTCCAGGCGAATCACGGATCATTTACCGCCGGCAATCTGGCCTCATCCATATGGGCCGGAACCAGACTATCATTTATGGTGGACTGGGCCGTAAACGTCGGATCTTACCTTGAATCTCTAACAGCCTTGAGTGGCGTGGAAGAGGTTTGGGGGACAGTCACGACGAAATATGCCTCGAGATTGGTGAGCACGGCGGTTCCGGCTGGGTCTATCCTGGTCGAACCACATACCGTGAATTACCGCGCACACGACCGCCAACTAGTCACGCACATCCCCTTACCCAAACGGGTCGAGGTTCAGATACCTGACTGGAATATTGGCAAATTCGTGAGTAGTCTCGAGATTTTCTCAACCTTCCGTGGCCGTTAGGCCTACAACCGCAAGAAAGGAGCCATTATGGCTGCAATCGCGAATGTGGTCATTGCTGATGCAGTGCCCGCCAATAAGACGCTCTACCCGCTCTCCGCGAGCATGGCGTCGTCCACGTACAACGAGAGAGCCGCCAACACCGTCGGCGGCAATCGGTCCCTCGAGGTCCGTCTCTCTCTCGCCCATTCCAAGCGTCCGACTGACCGCGTTACTACCGTGTACGCGTGCCCGAAGGAAGTGCAGGTGGATGGGGTGTGGACAGTGCAGAGCATCGCTCGGAGCGTCCGCGAGGACGTTATCCCTGTCGACTGGACCGAAGCGGATCGCAACAACTTCTACGCCGAGTTGGCCTCCTTGGCCAACACCACGGCTGTGAAGAACACGGGTAAGCGTGACCCGGCTTACTAGCCGGATATCATGATCGCCCGAGTACTACGTTGCTTCCAGAGCCTCTGCAACTCAATCCAACGGTGCCTTAACCGGTTCCTAGGATAAGTTGCATACTCCTCTTCCGTTAGGAGAGTCCAAATGCATACTGCACAAACGCCCGACCCGTCCTTGGACGGGGCTCGCCTCAAGGCACGTTGCCTTGAGGAAAACGTCACACGAATGCTAGCTACTGCCATCTCACGACTTAGGTCACTGACCTTCGTTGGGCCTCCAGGCCCCGTCGTATTCCCGCCCGAACCGAATCCTGAGGATTATGTGGATCATAGGCGTTTTGCCGAAGACCACCTCATGGCCTCGATTCTTACTAAGGCGACGACGTTTGATGGTGAGGTGGATACAGAGCTAGCTGCTCGCGTCAAGTTCTTTGACGCAGAGACCCGCAATCGTTTGACAAACGAAAGGCTCGGTAGCGAATACGATAATGACCTGACCCCTCCGTGGGTTAGGCACGTATCGCGCGAGCTGTGCCTGATTTTGGGCCCTCTGGATACAGCCGTCCTTAACAGGATTGCCGACGCCAGTGGGTTCGGACCAGGTGCTTGCGTGGGTGTGACTGGTGAGTTGGTACCGAGTAAAAAATACGACTCGAGACCTATGGTGAGTGAGGAGTTAGCACCCCTCTTTCCCGCAATCGCAGGTCCATTTGTCATGGACTACTGGCTTAGCCAACAGGACTTCACGAAGAAGCCACTCGGCCGTACCAGCCAGGGGAATCACCATTTCACCGTTCCGAAGAATAGGGAAGCCGACCGTAACGCTGCCAAAGAAATCCTCTGGGATTCAAAACTCCAGAACGGGATCGGAAAGCAGCAGGCCGCGCGACTCAAACACTTCGGTGTTGATATACACGATCAATCGAGAAACCAAACCTTGGCGTCCCTAGCTCAGTCCTTAGGACTGGCTACGTTGGATATGTCACAGGCTAGTGACCTCATTGCTCATATGTGTATCTGGCTCCTTCTCACAATCAATGGGGACCCACAAGGGATCCGTTGGTGGCACTTGATGAATCTCGCACGCGCAAAACGCGTGAAGATCCGGTGCCCTGAGAACGACACGACAACCTGGCATCAGTTACAGATGTACTGCTCGATGGGGAACGGTTTTACGTTCACATTAGAGAGTGCTGTCTTCCTAGCTGTTTGTCGGACCGTGGTTGGAGTGAACGAAAGGCATCATCTCGCAGTATACGGAGATGACATGATTGTACCCCAAAGTGCAGTCGCCGACGTTATCGACCGCCTTGAATACTTAGGGTTCAAGGTGAACACTCGGAAAAGCTGCTTGGCAGGCCGCTTCTTCGAGAGCTGTGGT